GAAGTTACTATTAAGGAAAGACTTATAGTTGAGGGTGGTGATTCTAGTCAAATATTATCACAGTTTGATGGTCCTGTAACATTTAATGAGGAGACAAGAATCAAGGATAAACTTGTTATTGAGGGTACTTTAAAGATTGAAAATGATGCAGCAGCGACAAGTCCAACCGATGCATCATTTGTGTTATCAGGTGGATTTGGTGTCAATAAAAATTCACGATTTGCTGATGGTGTAGAACTTGGTTTTGGTGATGACGCTGATCTTAAAATCTTCCATAGTCCCAACTTCTCTGTCATAAGAGATTCTGCAAGTGAATTATTCATTGATGCAACCATTGCTCATATTAGACACAATGTTGCACTTGCTCCGTCCATTGCTAAATTTAATGGGGGAGGATCTGTACAATTATGGTATGATTATGCTAATAACACTGATCCTAAATTTGAAACAAATATTGGAGGTATTACGGTCACAGGTGGAGGTAACTTCTCTGGTATTGTAACTGCAACAACCTTTGATGGAAATCTCACAGGAAATGTAACTGGTAATCTTGTAGGAAATCAATCTGGTGGAACGATTTCTGCTACATCAGCATTAGTTTCTGATTTAACTAATAATCGTGTTGTAATTGTAGGCACCGGTGGAGAATTGGAAGATAGTGCAAATCTAACATTTAATGGTAGTACATTAAGTGTGGGTGGTAATATTGACGTTGGATCAAATACTATTACCGCTGCAACCTTTTCTGGTAATGTAACTGGTAACGCTGGATCTGCTGACCTAGTTGAAGTTCAATCAAATAATAATTCTACCACACGTCACAACATAGTATTCACAGGAACTTCATTAGGTGCTTCTAATGGTGATAATACAGATTGTCAACTCAGAGCGGATCAAAGTAATGGTATACAATATCGACCAAGCACAGAAGAATTTAGAGTTGATGGTGATATTATTGCCTTCCACTCATCTGATGAAAGATTGAAGAAGAACATCAAAAAAATTGATGATCCATTAGCAAAAGTAATTTCAATTGGTGGATATACATTTGATTGGACTGAGGAGTCAGACAAAGGAGAATCCGGAACTGGTGTTATTGCTCAAGAAATTGAAAAACTTGGTTTACCTGGTATTGTCAAGACTAGGGAGAAAACTGGTTACAAGGCAGTTGATTATGATAAATTAGTTCCTCTCTTAATTGAGGCAATTAAAGAACTTAATACTAAGGTCGATGATTTACAACAACAAATCTCAGATAAATAACTAAAAAGGTATAATGGCAAATTTTTCTAAGTCATTTAATTTCAGAAATGGTGTACAGGTTGATAATGACAAGTTTATTGTAAAACCGTCAGGATTGGTTGGTATTGGAAGTACCTTGCCATCCCAATCTTTGGATGTCATAGGTAATGTAGAGACAACAGGTGTAAGTAGTGCGAGCAATGTATTTGCTGGTGTCGGTCTTACCATTGGTACTGGATTAAAGCAAATAAATCTAGATGGTGTAACAGGTATTATTACTGCTACTAATTTCTTTGGTGATGGTTCAACTCTTACAAATGTAGTTGCCATAGCAACAGCAGGATTTGAAGAGAGATCAGGAACATTATCAACCACATTTTCAGTAGGTATTGGAAGTTTAACTAATGTCGCTAATGTTGGTTCAGCAAGTTCTTTTCCAAATCATACGTTAGATGTATTTGGAAATGCTAGGGTTATTGGTTCATCAATATTTACAGGATTGTCAACTTTTTCAAGTGATTTAGTAACAAATCAATTAAGTGTCAGCGGAATTTCAACACTCACTAAAGGAATTATAATATCTCAGAATGGAGCAACGATAAATCAAGCAAATATAACAGGTGTATCAACTTTTGGGGGAGTTGTTGATATAAATGCAGCAGTAGATGTAGATGGTGATACTCAACTAGATGATCTTAATGTTTCGGGTGTTGCAACATTTAGTTCATTGATAGATGGAAATGCAGGAGCAAACATATCAGGTGCAGAAACAATAATAAGTTCAGCAACCATAAGTGATTTAACTTCTGGTAGAGTAGTGTTAGCAGGTACATCGGGTGCTGTTGAGGATAGTGGTAATCTTACATTTTCTGGATCTGAATTAAAAACTACTGGAAATACATTTGTTTCTGGGGTATCTACATTTACTGGTGCTGTTGATATAAATGCAGGTTTAGATGTAGATGGACAGGCAGATTTAGATGAAGTTGTGGTTGCTGGTGTCGCTACTTTTAGTAATAATATTCAAGTAGGGTCTGGTGGAACTGTAGGATTAGCAAAGTCCATGTCACTATCTGATGGTGCACATATTAATCTTGGTGATCAAGATGATTTAGTAATTCGTCATACAGGATCTAGAAGTGAGATATTAGAGAGAGGCACTGGTGGTCTTAAAATTTTCACAGATGATTTAGAGATTGCAAATGTCAGTGGTGCGAAGACTGCTATAACAGCAACAACAGATGGATTAGTTAAATTATTTAATGATGGGAATCAAGTACTTAATACGATCGGAACTGGAGTATCAGTAAGTAATACATTAAGAATAGGAAGTTTAAATGGAGGAACCTCTGGATTATCTACTTTTAGCGGCGAATTAATTTATGGTGATGAAGGAGGATTAAATTCTTTTGCCACTAGAAGGTCATTAAATTTAGTTAATAAAGACTCAGGAAACATAAATTATTTCCTTAATATAGACAATATTACAGATAATGGTGTAGAACGCACTGGAGATTTTATATGGCACAAAGGAGGTAGCAATCGATTAATGACTTTGACTGGTATTGGAGGTTCTTTAGGTATAGGAATTACAACACCATCAGCACGACTTCATGTACAAGGAACAACACTTCTTGAGGGAAATACTACTTTGACTGGGACTGTTAATGCTACAAGTATTACCAGTAATATCTTAGGAGATATAACTGGTAATGTTACTGGTAATGTTACTGGTAATGTTACTGGTAATATTATTTCAACAGATGGTATAGGCACTTTTCAATCACTACTTGCTCAAGAAATTATTGGTATTGGATCAACAGGGACAAGTACAACTGTTGGACCAGAACCATTTTTTGTAAATCCTGGCGCTGGACCAGATGAAAATGCTTATAAGATGGTACATATTAATAATGAGGGTCGTGTCGGAATCGGTACTAATATAGTAACAGGCACTCCTGGAACTTTACAGAGAGTTGATGTTCATGGTGAGGCACATATTCGTGATGGAAGTTTATTTGTCGGACAAAAACAACTTCCATCATCAGCAATAGATTTCTCAGATGTAGTCAATATTCCAGATCAACCTTCCACTTATGCTTGGCCTGCTGATCGTTCTCGTATTGCTTATATGATTCCACCTAAGGTAACAACTGCTCAGAGAAATCTTATGTATGATGGTTCGGCAAATACAGGAACTGGTGGTGGTTCAACAGTTACTGGTGCGTTGCTTTATAATACTACACTAAATAGACTCGAACTTTATGATGGAAATGGTTGGGTAGGTTTCACAACGGTGGCATAATATGACAGTTAAAAATTCTGGAAATCCATTATCATATACTGAGATTGCAGCAGAGTTTGGCAATCCGACAGGAAATAAATTAGGTAATTATAGAGTTTCTGAATCTTATGGTCAATTGTCAGGTTTACCATTGGATAATGGTATTCCCCAGTCGGGTGCTATAAAATTTAGTGATTTTTATGGTAAGAGAGCAAATATTGTAGTAGATTTATATTCAGGAAGTAATAATAATAACTATAATTATGATGTTTACACTGATGCATATGTAGCAGGTAAGTATGATGTTGTTGGTAGTACAGATAAAAATTCAATAAGTAAATCTCAATGGCAAGGTGGTAAAAAAGTTATTATTCATGTTAACAAGCAATTTAGATCCACCGGTGCTAATTCCGTGAATCATGTGGCAGTGAAGATGGGTAATACAAACAATAATAATTCTCAATCTGGTTGGCGGTCAACTACCACATTTGCTATAGATGTTGGATCTAGCGGTAGAATTTATGGTAGAGGTGGAAATGGTGGAAGAGGAGCAAACTCAAATAACAATGCAGCCACTGCGGGTGAAGAGGGAACAAGTGCATTAAAATTAATATCAGGTCTTCAAGATGAGGTATCTGGTGAGTCTCGTATTATCGCTGGTGGCGGCGGTGGTGGCGGTGGTGGCGGTGCCGAACAGGATGATAGTTTTATGTGGGGTTCTGATTATAACTCTGCTGGCGGTGGCGGCGGCGGCGGAGGTCGAGGATATCCTGGTGGTTCTGGAGGAGAAGGTGGTAGTCCAAATGCAGACAGAGATGGTAATAATGGAAATGCTAACGCGAAGGGAAATGGTGGTAATGGTGGAGAGGATGCTGAATCACAAGGTGGGAATGGTGGTAATGGAGGCGGTTCTGGTGTAGCAGGTAGTGGTGGTTCTGCTGGAAATACAGGACCGACTAAAAATAATAATAAAGCTGGTGGAGCAGCAGGAAGTAGATACAAGTTTTATTAAACAAATCCGTGCCAACCTGTGACGATATATTTTGTGTGTATTTCACTTATTTGACCCATATGAACGTGAGTCCAATATGATGGCCACAATACTAGTCTTCCTTTAATAGCATTTATTCCTACTTCGAGTGTAGGAAATAATGTTCCACCATTTGGAACATCGTTTAGATAATACATCCATACCAACACACGATAGGAACTTTCTTTATCACAATTTTCACAATGAGGTTTGAAAAATCCTTCGTTTGGTTCGTACTTTTGCACATTGAAATAAGGCACACAAGTCCATTTATTTAAATGCTCATCTAAATCAGGATACTCTACGAGATATTTGTCTACGTGTTTTTGAAGCGATTTTGATATAATTTCTGATGTAATAGATTTTTTATTAATGTCATAGGTAATATCAGTTGATTTTTTTACGTGTTCTTTAATTTCACTTTTCCCACTCTTTCCTTTTTCATGATATTCTGGACTACTTTCAAATTCATCTATTATTTTATCACACTCTTCATTTGTAAGTGCATTTTCATAAATCGATATGAAGTTCATTTTGATTTGCAACCAAAGAATGAAGTAATTGCATATCTTCCCCACCCATCATAGTAATCAGAATCTTCAATCTTTACCTTTCTTACACCATGTTCGACCCAACCAGGAAAAATAACCATAGAGTTATTATCACAAGGTATTTTCAAATCATATTTTGGAAATATTAAATCACCACCTTGAAATTTCTTAGGTTCTTTATAAAAATATGAAAATGCTAAAAATTGTGTTGAACTGTCAGTATGTGGATCATAATATTCATTATTGTGATAATACCTTACTTTTGTAATATCGTGATTTGTTTTAGTCGCTATGCTACAACAAGCATGTAATTCAGCAAATTTATCTAGTACACCACTATTAAATAGTTTGCGATTAATTGTAAGTATATTTGAAATATCTCTAAAATTTTTACCATTATCCTTATTACTATGATCTAAGTATATATCATCTAATAGTAATGCTTTTGCATTTGTCTTGCCGACAACACCACCATAATTTTCTGCTTCCAAGAGTTTATTTGGTTCGGTATAAAATATTAATTCTTGCCATATCAAAGCAAGTTCAAAATCATTATAAAAATTCTTGACAACCATTAATGGAAATGGTTCTACAAATAACTCTGCATGTAAGGTCTCTTTCATTATATTATTGAATCCAAGCCCAAGAGGTTACGAGATATTTATCACCATCTATTGGTGGGTTACCTCTATGAACGTGTGTGTATTGACAAGGAAAAATTAATACATCACCTGCTGATGCTTTCTCCCTTTTGTTTTGATATAAAAATTCAGTCTCACCACCATCAAAATCATCGTTAAGATAAATTTGTATAACAAATGTTCTACGAGAATTTTCAACGTCACCGTTTTCATAATGCCAAGCATGGAATCCAGCACCACATTTAATTTTTTTAATTTTACAATCGTGTATAGAGAATTTTCTTCTTCCTAAAACTGGAAATTGCTCAAGATAATCATCAATGCAAGGTTGAATTTTAGGAAAAATTTGATTAGAAATAATCGAAGCGGTGGGTAAAGTAATGCCATCATCAACAAAAATATTTGCAGCATCTTGATCTTGAAATATTCGATTATTAGTGGGTTGAGGAAAAAGCATTGCATTTTCATCTAAAAAATCAATTTTTTCAATCAACTGACGACACTCATCTCTTGTAAAAATCTTTTCATATCTTATAATAAAGTCAGTAATTCTACTACTATCTGTCATAACTAAATATCAATACTCTAATTATAATGTATATATGGGTATTTGTCAAAGATATTTTTTTATGATACAATATAAGAAAGGATGAATGAATGTTTAAGATTGCAATAATTGGTGCGGGAAATGCAGGTTGTATAACTGCTCTTCATTTCTACAAATATTTGTCAGAAGATGAGATATGTGACAGTTTTGAAATATCAATATATCACAGTCCAGATGAGCATCCGATTGAAAAAGTCGGTCAAGGAACAACATTACCTATTTTAAATTTAATTGGTTCAACATTAGGAATGAATTGGTATGACAATAAGATAGGAGCAACATTTAAGTCTGGGATACTCTACGAGAATTGGGGAAAGAAAAATGACAAGATTTTTCATCCCTTTAAAATGCCAGATATGGCAATGCACTTTGTACCCAAAAAATTGTCTAACAGGGTGCTAGAATCTAATCTGTTTACGGTATATGAGAAAACTATAACTGATCCTGAGAAAGAAATTGATGCTGATGTTATATTTGATTGTCGAGGAAGACACAATCGAGATAAGAGTAACTATGAATCACTGGTCAATCCTTTGAATAGTGTTCTCTTATCTAAAAAGAAAGGGCAAGATACTAATTTAATTTACACAAAGGCAGTTGCAACACCAAATGGATGGACATTTGTAATTCCAAATCAAGACAGTGTATCCTATGGATACTTATTCAATGACACAATAACTGACAGAGAGGATGCGATCATTGATTTTGTCAAAAGATTTGAAATTGAAGAGATAAATGATGAATTAAAGTTTGAAAATTATAGAGCAAAGAACTTTTATGTTGGTGAAAGAACTATTTTGCAGGGCAATATGTATGGATTTATTGAACCGATGGAAGCAACAGCAGTTGCATTTTATCAGTATATTTGTAGGCAATCATGGGATGCAATGTTCAAGATACAAAGTGTTGATTATTGTAATGAGAAAATTAAAACGAATATGAAACAACTTGAAAACATCATATTGTGGCATTATCAATGTGGTTCAAAGTATGACACACCATTCTGGGAGTATGCTAAGTCTCTACCATTTAATCCCGATCAGGAGTTTTATAATATGGTTTATGATAGAGAGACTAAGTTAAAAGAGTATGGACAGTGGATGAAATGGAATTTTGAAACTTGGAAAGATGGTGTGGAATTTTGATTTGATATACATACCTTTGTATGGTTTGTTCGTCAGATACTAGATTTTTTTAAAGGGATGTTGACAACCACGAGATTTTATTGTATAATAGTAGTATAGTTAAAAATTTTTATGGAATCTTATATTGAATCTGATTTTTCTAAAATTAATGAAAATATATTTGGTAGAGTTAATATGGAAGAAAGAATTATAAATGAAAGTTTATTGTTTAATTCCGATCTTCTAGAAAGATGCAGAACATTTAGTCCAAGAATATCTCAGAGTTTAAATGGGTATGGAAAACTTGTTGAAAATGAACTTCAATTAATTGACATGAGACAAGTTCATCCTGCTGGAAAAGAAATAAGAAATAACAAGACAGGTAAAGTTTTACCAAAAGGATTTCAAGTAAGGACAGATATTACGATAGATCATGGAAATCGTGATGCAATATTACATGACATTGAGCAAAAAGATTGGAATCCATACGCTAGACAGATAATATTATTTTTACTACCAGAGGAATATAGATATGTCAATGGTGATGGAGTTGAAGTAATATATGGTATATTAGATGGTAACCACAGATATGATGCTGCGAGTATGGCGGCACAGGAAAACATAATCGCATGGTTGGTTGACATGCCAATTAATAAGTTAAGAAAATATGGTAATGCAGAAGCAAATCGTCAACAAAATTCATCAAAACCAAGATCAAATCAAGATATTGCAGATTCAATAAAAATTGATATAGATGATTCTACCACTCAACTCTCCAAAAATGTCAAAAAGGCAGAAGATGATGATGATATGGATGTAAGGGATGTTTTAAGTAGAGAACTAGATGACTATCATGTACACCCTAAGACAAAACATCCAATTATAAGAATTATCATTGATGAGTCTAGTATAGTTGTTGAGAGAAAGGATTATGATGCACCAAGAAGAGAAATTTATGTGTCTGAATTTTGCCCTTCATGGAATAAAGTCAAAGGAGAAGATTGGGATTATGAAACAGATGATGGAGTACGAGTTATTTTGATTGAAGCATCTGGTTCAAATGACTTGATAGTTTCGGGTAAAATTAGTAGGATGCAAAATTCAAATACACCCATATCTGTTTGTTTTTCTAATGCAAAGGGTCAAAAGATAACTAAAGACAATCGTGACACAGTACGAAGGCAATTTATGAAAAAGGTTTTCAAGAATATAAGAGTTATCGGGGAAGCAGATCAAAAATTATTTGTAAAGAAAAATGGAGTTATCCCATCGTTCGAGTGTTTACCCGAACTGGCAGATGAACTTAATACAAATAATTTAATTAGAGTAATTTAGACAATTAAATAAGTGTCACATCCCTCTACACAGAGGGATTTTTTTTGCTATAATTAATTTGTAATATACAACAGGAACGAACATCATGTTAAATGAAATGTTTGCCGATGGTTCACTACAGAACTACATCAACACAAATCTAGCAGACCCTTGGATTGGTACACCTTTTCAAGGTTATGTCTATATGTCTCCAAAACAAAAAGGAGAGTTTGGAGAGAGGTTTACAACAAAATACCTACAGATATTAGGATTTGATGTAAAGCGAGCAAAGACATCTACTGCGGGTCACGATAGAGTTGTCTCTGACATTCTAACCGAGATCAAATTTTCTCTTGCAACTAGAAATAAATCTAAAGGTGGTGTTATCTTTGATAAGTTTATCATCAATCATGTTTCATCTGGAAAAGATTGGGAAAGACTTATTTTTGTGGGCATCAATGAAAAGGAGGAGGATATGAGAGTTATCTGGTTTACTAAGGATGACTTCAATAATCATATTCAATCTGACAATTCACTTTTCAATGTGCAACAGGGTGGAAAAGGAGTCGGTAACGATGATTACATTTGCACAAAAGTCGAATCTCTGCTACAATGTGATTGGGTTAAGAGCATTGATTTATGGTAGATTTACGTTTGGGAGATTGTTTAGATATTCTCCCAACATTACCTGATAACAGTATTGATATGGTAATGGTTGATTTACCATATGGAACTACTGCTTGCAAGTGGGATAGTATTATCTCACTTGATTTTTTATGGGAACAATATAATCGTATTTGTAAAGATGATGCAGCGATGGTATTTACCGCAGCACAACCTTTTACTACAATACTTGCGTCATCTAATATACAAAACTTTAAATATGAGTGGATATGGGAAAAACCACAGGGAACTAACCCTATGAACGCTAAAGTGATGCCATTAAAATCACATGAAAATATATTAGTGTTTTATAGAAGTAAACCAACATATAATCCACAAATGTGGTATTCTACACCTTATAGTGGGTTTAGTTCTGATGTATCAAAGATAGGAGAAGTATATGGTAGTCAAAAATCAAAGCATAGAGATAATCCAGAGGGTTCTAGGTATCCTAAAACTATATTAAAGTATAAACAAGAAAAAGGTTTACATCCAACACAAAAACCAGTAGGATTGATGGAGTATTTAATCAAAACTTATACAAATGAGGGAGATAATGTTCTTGATAATACGATGGGGTCAGGAACTACAGGAGTCGCATGTATAAATTGTAATCGTAACTTCACAGGTATTGAGTCGGATAAAAAATACTTTGATATTGCAAAAGAAAGAATTGAAGTTGGAAAGTTGCCAATTTGAAAACTGTCACAAGAGATAGACACACTACTCACACGTTTGCTATAATAAGTATATCAACAGGAAATCTATGCAACTAAGACCCCACCAAGAGCAAGCAATACAGGCAATG